TTTAACGTTTCGGTTGGAACGCGATTTTTGTATTCTAATTTCGTAGCCTTTTTACGAATTTTCATCAGTTCTTCACGTGAGAGAAATGACAGATCTAGAAGAAATCCTTCCATACCTGGGAACTCAACTTCAACTGACTTACTAGGAACTAATAGGCTTTTTAGGCTTACACTTGATTCTTGTGACATATTATTATTATACCTTCATTGGGTTAAAAAGAGGGGTGAGCAAGCTTAGACCCACCCCCGGAAAACAATTAAAAATTAAGATGAGAAGTAACGCACTGATACGTCATTAGTATTACCAATATCGTAAGTTCCGACTGCAGAAGCAATTGAGGTATTAGCAATACTTTGTGCATTAAATGTAATTGCAGTAGAAATAATATCTGCTACATCTACGCTTGGAACCCCTAACATTGCACCAGGTAATTCTACTTCAATACGAGTAGTATTGCTTAGTCCACCAATTTCAATTTGCATACGATACTTAGTATCTGTAGCGGTTGAAGCACCTGTTAGAATATCAGTTAGAAGCTGAGCAGTTTCATTAGTACCTGTCTTTAGATATGCATTCATAGTACCACTAATTGCACGATTTCCAGTAAAGTAACCAATTGGAATGTTAACCACACCAATATTATTTGGAGTTACATATGTGATGTTATTAGCAATACTAATTGAACCACCAGTTAAAACTACACTGTATGCCGTACCACCAGTATCTGCTACATTACCTATGTTACTCTTAACTTGTACAGTTGAAAGTTTATTAGTAATATAGTTAGCTGTAGTAACTTTACCTTGAGCAGTACCTTGTAAGTTACCTACAGTAAATACTACAGTAGAAGCATCAAGACCAGGGCTAGTATCAGTGATTGTTGAGTTAGCTAGGACTTGGATAAGCTTAGTACCTTTAGCAGTCCAAGCAGCCATTGCAATAGCGTCCAGACCGAAATCAACTTGTGCTTGATCTATCGCGCAGTTTTCAATAACATAAGTAGAATTATCAACTATGAAAATAAATCCAATAGCTTGCATCTGATTCTTATTAGAGAATGCGGAGGTTAGCTCAGCATATGTAACATTAGAACCAGCAACTGGCATTTCTATCCAAGCAGCCTTATCTAAAGTAACTGCAGTAGCTGCAGCAGTTACGCCACCAGCAACATCAGGAACTGTTAGGTAAGTACATGTAATAGCTGTTGCGCCGATTGTACCAATTACTACAGGACCATTCCATGCTGTAGCATTTGCGGCAGTAGAGTTTTGTTTAAGATAAACAGTATCTCCAGCAGATACGCCTGTAGCAGTTAGTGAAGTACCTACAATAGTAGCAATACCAGTAGTAGTTGCAGTACGAGTAATATTAGTAATAGTGCCACCAACAGTAGCTGCAGTTACTAAAGCACCACTTTGAGTAGTACCACTAATACCAACTGTACCTAGTAAGGCATTCCACAGTCCGCGTTCTTCACAAGTTGCCTGTGCAGACTTCTGGCGAGGACGAAGATATGTAGAGAAAGAAATATCTACAGGGTTTAAAGCTGTATTGAAAGAGCGTTGACCACGAATTGGGGTTGCGCCGGCTTCCTTGATTTGAACATTTGCGGTATTTGTACCTTGACTAAACTTAAATCCATCCAGAACCTGGAGCTCAAAAGTGTTAGCTATCGTCATACCAGTAGCTAGAATCTGTCCTGGACCAGTTGAAGTACTTGTACCGGTTGGAGAAATTACAGTCTGTCCTGATGCTGTTGATACGTTTGTAGTAACAAACACGCGCGAGTTACGCGCTAAATTATATGCCATATTTTTTCCTTATATATGGTTGTGTTCTTTATTGCATCGCGACTAGATATTTATCTGTACTTAATACGTTAAAGAACGGGATATTGAACACTAATATTAACCTCTCCAATTCCGTAGGGGGCTAACAGACCTTCATCTGTAACTATAGAATTGATCAGAATTTCTACAGTCTGCTTACTAGGATTTGTTGAATCATAACCTAATGTCCGATTCGCATCGAGAACCTTCTCAACATCTTCAAGAAGGTTTTCTAAGTCTTGAGCAGGGTCTTCACCCTTTACATAACACTTTAAGGAGATTCCTAGGAATGCCCATTTAAATCCCCCAGGAAGATACTCTCTAGTTTCAGAACCTGTGGACATATATATTGCTGGGAAATCATTAACTTCGTCCCAGAACTTTAAAAAAGGCTTAGTATTCCCGTTTACATTACTAATATAAGAGCCTGTACCATCAATTAACTTTAATTTTTCCGCTAAAGCTTTAGCGATACTTGTACGTACGCTCATATTAGTACTGCCCTTAATCTATTTTTAACAACTGTTGCTGCTATCTCTCGTATACTCTGAGAAATTAGTAATCTAGGATTACGGGATGCAGGGGAACCTTGCTTATAGCCAGGTTCGAATGTTTGGTAGGGGTACTTCATATAAGTATAAAATGCTGTTATCATTCCTTCTCGGGAACTAGACATGCGCTCAACTTTTACTGCATCGGCAAACCTACCTGACCTATAATTAAGAACTTTAGTAGCAGTTCCTGTACCCATATTGGTTTTAATTCGATCAGCTAATTGCTGATTTAAGATAACTTGTAAAGCTGCTAGAGAGAAGAAGTGGCCCTTGAGATTTCTAACTCTAGAACTAGCTGGAGTAGTAGGCTTAGCTAAAGGTAGTTTATTAGAGGGCTTACTTTTGGCAACTATATCTACAGAGGAGTTACTATCTGAGGTATTTTCCCCTATAATAGCATTTCTAACCCTTAGGGCTATTTCTTCTTCTAGATTTCTAGAAAAGTGTAAAGTACTTAATACTTTCTTTATATTACGAATTAATTTGGCTTCTGGACCAGAACCCCAGGACTTATTCTCATCACCTTCTTGAATTAGTACAATATTAGCACTAACACTTAATAAAGCTTCTTTAAAATTTTTAGATAGCTTTAAAGCTATAGAGGTTCCGTAGCTTTTGTGAACTTCAAAATCTTCTCTTAAAGAAGATAGTTCATCAAATACTTTATTAATTGAAGCATTTTTATCTCGAGAACCTTTTCCGGAGAACTGTATGCTACCTACAGCAGGTATTAGACTTTCTAGTTGAGCTCCTGCTACCGTAGAAGCTAGTTTCTGTCTTTGATAGGTTATATCTGTATGACCTACATTAAACTCTAAACCACTATCTTTATTAAGATATACGGTCATTAATTTATTCAAAAAGGGTGCAAAAAGCCCTGTTCGTGCACTTTCATAGGAATTAGTAGAAGCATATAAAACACCTCTTAAAATATCTCTCTCATATACGCATGCTGGAGTATATCTAGTGATATTTTCTCCGGTTACTTTGGTACCGTCTGCTGTGTAGAAGCTATTTGAATCTAATACTAAAGGTCTTCGTTTTATATTAGATTTTGTAAACTCTTGTATCTTTTTTGCAAAATCTTCAAAACTTATTTCATCAAGATCAATATGGTGTCCTAGACTAACTTTTAATAAATTAGTTGAGAGAGGTAGAAAGTGAGGAGCAGAACTAATACTTTTAAGAGTTGCTTCTCTTCCAGTTAAGTATTCCTCTAAGTAGCCTCTAACTGTAGTAATTTCTGACATTTAACCCACCGCTGATATATATAAATCAAATACCCTAGAAATGTGGGAGGGCAGGGAATTCTTTGTGATGAACTCAACCTGTGTTGTATTTGACCCAGCATTACGCTGTGATTTAATTGCCATATCTGACTTGATATAGTATGCTACTAAATCAAGTACAGCGATTTTTAGGTCTTGAGGTATTATCTCATATCCTGCAGTATATGTAATACGGTAGGCATTTATTTGTTTGGGAAATATTATACCTAAGATAGGAGCAATACTTCCATCTTCTTTATTTAAAGTATAGTCTATAAACTCTACTAAGGTAGTATACGTATTACCATAATCTGATGAGTATTCTAAAGAGCTAATACTAAGGATAGGATATTCTTTAAGTATAATTTTGCTAGTTCCTCCTGAATATACTTCAGTTGTCGCATCGTCGACTAGGTCTATGAAAGTTCTAGCACAATATGTTTTGCATAATTGTGATGCAGATTTAATAATGCTACTAATCTGTATATCTTGAGTAGTACTAGTAATTCCTGCATAGGCTTTATACTCAGCTAGAGTTACTAAATCTAATCCCATTGTAACTCCTTATTATTCTTTTATAAGCTCTAATTAATTAGAGCTTATAAAAGAAGAGTGGACCTAAATCCACTCTAATTTATGCTAGACTATTAAGACCAGCGAAGTGCTGAAATACCTATACCATTAACTGTTGAAAGCTGAGTCAAACCAGTACGCATTGAAGCAACTAGTACACGACGTTGTGTTTCTGCAAGCTCTTGAGTATCGAAACGAAGACCGCGTTGATTACCTGCAATAAAGTTTGCAGGAGCAATACATACTGCGCCAATGTTAGTAGCTGAAGTAGTAGTACCAGTTGTTTTAGTTGCAAGAGCATCTGAAACAAGTACTGGAGTATTACCAATTGTACCGATTTGACCAGTTAGTAGTGTAGCTGCAGGTCCAACTTGATTCATTGTTTGGAATGCTGTATCTTCCATTAGATCGTAGTATGAGTCTGTTGAAACAACATAAACGAGTTCTGCAGGATCAAGACCCCAAGCACCTAAATCTTTACGTAGAGCACGTAAGTTAGCTAGTGTAACTGTACCAGTATTGGTAACATTAACTGCTGAAGTTGCATCATACATAGCTGCACCTTTAACTGGGTCTGCACCAGAACCAGCACCTAGGATAAATGCTTTATCTACAGCACGGGCAACACGGCGAACCATAGCATCACGGATGATTGGAAGCAATACTAAAACTGCATCTTCTTCTTCTTCGTAAGCCATATATTCGTTAGTAGCTACTTTATATGCATTAAGAGTAATTTCTTTTAATGTATGGGTTTGAGTAGCACCAGCTGAAGCTGCACTACCGAATGAAGAGTTAGCCATCCATGTTGCAAAACCAGCTTCTGGATTTACAGGGATTGACATAACGTTTGTCTTCATCGCAAGTTGGCGGAAGATTGGAGCGAAAATTAGGCGTCTACGGATTTCAGCTTCCATTACTGTGGAGATTTCTAATTCCCACTGGGCTGAAGGTACATGTGCACCATATTTTTGAACTATCTCTTGACCAAACTTAAGCTGTTCAATACCTTTACCCATGATTTTAGCAGCAAGATATGCTGATTCACGGTCTGTGTATGCTTTAGCGAAATCTGATTGATTACCTTTATCTGCAAAATTCATTTTGCTAGCTTGAAGCTTAGCAAGATCATCTGCTTTTTCTTTGATAACAGCTTCTAGACCTTCAAGAGCTGATTTTGAAGCAGCAGTTTGGTCATTAAGACGTTTCTCAACATCTGCTAGCAAGCGTTCTGAGCCTGAAGCACCTAATTGTATAGCAGCAGCGATTTTTGCATCTAGAGCAGCAGCGTCGTCGGCAGCTTTCTTTTCAGCAATAGCTACTAAAGCAGCTTTTGCATGTTTCTCTTCGATTGCAGCAGCTGTTTTAGCAGAAGCATCTTCTGCAGCTTTAGCAAGTAGTAGTTCTAATTCTTTTGGATCCATGTTCCATTCCTTTGTGATTACGCCAGTATTTGGAGCAGAGGATTCTAGCCCTTTAGCTGCTTCCGACTTTTCCATATATTGGCTTTTGAAGTTACTATAATCCTCAGCGCTATCGAAGGCTTTGGACAAACTGAATGTGCTATCCTGATTACAGGGCACTGATACTACTGAAATCTCTAGGAGTTCTAACTCTTTGATTATAAATAGATCGGTAATAGAATCATAAGTAGCATCTTTGATGTAGAACCCTACACTAAATGCTGTTAAAATTCCATCTTTTACTAGGTTAAACACATCGTCTGCCGCAGCAGAGATACGGGCCTTTACCCATAGGCCTTTTTCGTCTATCTTATGGTCAACCATTCTACCTATAGGATTATCAGCATCGTGATATCCTAGGATAATAGGGTTTTTAAGGTAGTTTTGAACTGCTGCATTCCAAGCGGTCATTGGTATAATATCGCCTGATCTATCTTTAGAAGTAGTATTTGCATACCCTTCAATAAATATTGACTCTATAGGACCGTTAACCGATTCTTCAGGGTCTGCAGCATCTTTACGAAAAGTTTGGGTAAGATATAAAATCTTATTTTTTTCTTTCATAATGCTCCTTATGGTGCTGGTGGATCTTTTGGCTTCGGAGGTGCACCACCAACTCCTGGATTAACAGCTGATCCTGCTATATTCGCCGGGACTCTAATATCGTCTAAGCCAGATTTGATAGGTAGTCTTAGGAATTCACGAGCTTCGGAAGGGGTTTCAATTCCACCATTAACTAACGAAACGTGATAAGTAGCTACATCTTTCATTTCTGGCTGAAGGGCAGAGACAGTAGAGGTAATAATTTGAACGTCATATCCAAAGTATCTTTCTAACGCAGACACTAAACGTGTTGCAATTGGAACGACTGTCTCTAGATAAAATAGACGTAGGTTAGGGGATATGTTAGCATTATTTCCACCATCTAGTAAAACTGTTGGTACACCTAATGCCGTTAGTATTTTATTATTATGAGTAGTAATTGAATTATCGAAATCCATATCTTTGAAATTGGTATCTCCGATACTTTTTAATTTTAGTCCGCTATCTAATAGCATAGGGCGTTTAGCACCATTTGAAGTGTTATATTTTTGTTGCCAGTTAGCAATTGTACGGTCTTTAGCAGCTTGACTAAGTGTATTCTCTGTTTCGATTACTATACCTGCAATAGCACCATTAACAAAGAACTGATCTTGGAAGTCTTGCATCTTATATAAGGTCTTCATACTACGTTCAGCTGCCATTAAGCGGCTGGTTCCACGATATACTGAAGTACCGCTTAAATCTTTAATATGTATAATCTCATCAGGGGTAAAATCCTGGATACTATTATAGGTATATTTATTTACAAAAGTTTTAGGGTCTGGATGTACTACTATTTTTGCCGCAGGTAAATGGTATAAATATACTCCATCGTAGTATATAAACATATTACCTTCTAGCAAGAAGTCTGTAAACAGATGTGTTCTAAACTCTTGTGCTGACATATAGGGATTTGGAGCAAAGTTTAGCATATTTACTAAAGTTTTCTGCTTAACTCCATTTACTATCCCTGTATTTTCTTTATTCTTTACATCATAATCTAGTGATGAACATGCACTAACAATCATATTAACCCCTCTACATACTACTTCAAGCTTATCATACGCTTGACTAAAAGTTATATGTGAGGTTGTAGATACATAAGATCCAGCTTCTCGTGATATTATGTTCTGTGCTGGATTATTTTTACTAAAGTAATCCTTTATATCTTTATTCCACCATGCCATAGCATTCCTTAATAGAAGGAGCTAAATGACCCTGCTTTCTTTTCAGGTTCCAGTCCATTAGCTTTTGTGACCTGTTTCTCAATCCATCTACTCTGTTTAGGTGCTGAAGTTAAGGTAGGCGCTTTACCAAAAACACTATGTAATTTTACATGGTGCTTATTACATAAAGTGAATACTTCGACATATATCTCAGAATGATGTGCTTCGATAAACTCATCTCTAATTGCTATAACTTCCTCGTCAGTTGCTAAGCTATGTCCATTCTCTTTTGCCCACTTATCTAGAAGTAAGGTTAAGGAGTTTAGGTGGTGTAGCTCTAGATCATCGGTACAACCGCAGATAAAACATATATCTTTCTTGTCGTATGCTGACTTAGCTCTATCACGTATATGCTTAACAGCTACGCGCTTATTTGTATTTATAGCCATTACAGGAGTTCCGTCTTTTTAGTTACTATTACAAGTTTATATAGTATTATAACCTGTATGCATGATAAAGTCAAGGATAAAATTTTTTATGCCGGGTAACAAAAAAACCCGCTATAAAAGCGGGCTTGGTAGGGTTTTACTTATTTAGTAGTCGATCTAGCCAATTTCTTGACTTTAACCTTTTAATTTCAGCGTTTAGTTTCTCATTTACACGTTCTTGTGATTCTATATAGGTTCCAGAGATCATATCCCTAATCTTGGCTTGATGGCTAGATTGTAAGTGCTTTATTTTTCCTTCTAGGTTACTTATCTTAGTATTTGAGGCTAGTACCATATTACCTAAAGTACCTGTACTATGGCATAATAAAGGTAAGTGCTCTTGGTTTAAATCTTCTGATACTTTTGGTCTAGAGGCATTTAAAATATTATCTGACCAATTATTGTGTATTAAATTAGCTTCTAATAGTCCTATATGGTCTTCGTGGCAAGTTATCATTATACTTGTACTAGGGTATCCTGATCTATTATACTCCATTTGCATTTTTAAAGCAGCAGTACCTTTATCGAATTTATCAAAGTGCTCTTTCCAACGACGTTCGAAATCGTTAGTTTTACCTATGTAGTATTTACCACTTTTAAATTTGAGAATGTATACACCAGAGTTTTGATGGGTCATAAAAAATATACTTGAAAAAATTTGATTGTTAGAGTATAATAATTATATTATACTTGATGAGGAATAAAATGGCACATAAAAAAACTACAGAAGATTTTAAGGTAGAAGTATCTTTGAAATATCCTGAGCTAGTAGTACTGGGGGAATATAAAGGTGCTGCTATAAGTATTGAGATAGGTTGTCAAGTAGGGCATACTTGGACAGTGTCGCCTACTAACTTACTATCAAAAGGTACTAGAAGTACTTGTAGAGAATGCTATGGTAAAAGTACTATTAGGTTAGATTGGACTTCTGCTAATATTTTAAAATTAAGGGAGTTAGTAGAAAATAATACTTCTACTGAAGAACTACAGAAAATATTTAATACTACTAAAGCCTCTATAGATAATGCCTGCTCCAAAAATAATATTACTAGAGATAGGTTTCTTAGCCATACAAAGAGAAGGTTATTAGACATAACTAGTTCTTTAAATTATACAGTACTATCTATCCAGAACTCAAGTTATGGCAATATTGAGTATATTTGTGACAAAGGGCACTCTAATACTCAAACTATCAGTAATTTTATGGCAGGACATTATTGTCCAAAATGTATATCTGCATTAGGCATAAGCAAAGGCGAATCTGAATTATTAGAGTTTATTAAATCAGAGTATTCCGGCTGGATAGAGACTAGTGATAGAGATATACTAGAAGGGAAGGAGTTAGATATTGTACTTCCTGATTTAGGTATTGCTTTTGAATTTAATGGAGAGTACTGGAATAGGGAAGATAAAGTAGGTAAAAATTATCACCTAAATAAAACTAAAGATACTATAGATTTTGGGTATCAGTTAATTCATATCTATGAATCTGAGTGGGCTACTAAGAAGGGGATAGTTAAATCTCGTATAAAAAGTATCCTAGGTAGTACTTTTAAAATATTTGCTAGGAAATGTGTAGTTAAGGAAATTAGGTTCCCAAAGGATTTTTTAAATACTAATCATATACAGGGGCAAGGTAGTCCTACTTCAGTTAATTTAGGGTTATTTTTTGAGAATAATTTAGTTGCAGTAATGACCTTTAGTTCTCCAAGATTCTCTAAAGAGTATACGTATGAGTTAGTTAGGTACTGCTCTATATTGAATACTACTATAGTAGGTGGGGCGTCTAAGCTTTTAAAGTATTTTAAGAATAAATATATGGGGTCTATTATATCCTACTCAGATAAAAGATGGAGTATAGGGTCATTATACTCCACTTTAGGTTTTAAATACTTCCATACTTCAGTACCTAACTATAGATACTATAAAAGACTAACTTCTTTATCTAGATATAAATGCCAGAAACACCTATTAAAAACTCTATTCCCTAACTCCTTCTCAGAAGAATTAACCGAAAAAGAAATTATGTCTTTAGAAGGCTACTACCCTGTTTATGATTGTGGGAACGATGTATGGGTACTTAACTAGTAAAGGTATATAGTGCATACCGCATAGCATCTGCAATATGAGATGCTTCGTTATGTAGTGGTTTCTCGGTTATTAGAGCCTCATTAGGATCCCATTGATATTGGTCCATAGAATCAACAGTATGAGAACAGTTCCTAAGAACATATAATCTATCTGTTTGTAATAATGTCTGACAGTAGCTGATCGATTCTAGCAAAGCTTTCTTTGCTTTTGTTGTGGCAATATCATATGTATAAGCTAGATCAGCTGCGAACTGAGCAGCTGCAGGGTCAATGAATATAGTCTCTATATTATACTTAGCAATATATTCATGTATGTTAGTAGCGTGCTGTGAGGTTACTAATCCTGATTCACAATAATCATCAACTATAAAGTATACATCAGTATCAATATTATAGGCTGCAACTATAAAACCTGTAGCATCCCTATATCCTGGATCTAGTCCAGCGAACCATTCATAGTTACCTTCGGGTAACTCATCAAGTATATGTCCGTGATCTAAGTTAAAGATTTGCCCATCAAATGTATTAAAGGAAGCCATATACTCTTGTTCAAATTCTGCTTTGGACATTGTAGCCTTAGCCTCTGCTACGTCGGCTGCACTCATACGTTTATTTTCAAGGTAATCGGCTGTTATACTAACCCATTGCGCATAGGCAGGGTCTGTACTAAATCCTCTAGCATGAAACCTAGAAAACCAGTTCTTCTTACCACGAGGTGTTGAAATAAAGATAGCTTTTGAACCAGGTATATCTAGGGTAGGGCGCAGACTTACATTAAAGGCAGCCTCGCCATCTTTAGATAGGGCTGCTTCATCAAATATAATTAAATTATAACTACGTCCCACACAACTATCAACTTGAGAAACTGAACCCATACGTACAGTAGATCCATTACTTATTTCTAGTACGCGATCTTTTAAGTTATCACGTATAATTTCTAAATCAAATTGACCTATAAACTTACGCTGTAGTTCGAAACTAATAGATGATAGATTATAGTTAGGCGACATAATAAGAATATTACATCCTGGCACTAGTAGTACTAGTTGACCAATAATATTAGATATAAAGGTCTTCCCTAGCCTACGGGAAAGTGCAGCGCAGATAAATCTATATTTAGGTGAATTAACTGCGTTTATCAATGCACGCTGGGGATCATTTAAATGGTCAAAAACAGTACCCTTTCCTACTGGAGAAGGTACTAGTTTTAGATATGCCTCTACTGGTAATTTGATTCCTCGTTCAGGCCCGTAGTCTGTTAATTCAGTATGGCTAATATCTTTTCTTGAAACGGTTAACATTTAATAGGCTTACAGATTAAATTATGAGATACATAATTATATGGTGCCCATACATTAATAGGCTTTCTAAAGAAGTTCTTCTCTCTATAAAGACTAGGTCTATGCTCTTCAATAGTATATCCAAGTCCTTCTATATACTTACGCAAAGATGCAGATTTCTCCCGTCTATCATCCTCAATGTACATAATAGGTTTACATTGTAGAATTGTCTCACGTCCACCCATAAGAACCTGCTCTTCAAAGCCTTCTACATCAATCTTTATAAAGCCAACGTTTTCAAACTTAAAGCTATCTAAAGTATCCACATATACATCAATTGTCCCTAGCTCACTCTTAAAGCCAATTCCTTGACCTCCATAGTTACACTTTGAACCACGTAAAATCTTAGGCATTTGTAGTATGCCAGTAACTGACCCTAACCCCCTATTATAGCATTTTTCAAATGGAATATTTTTCACTAAAACGTCGTAGACGTCCGGTTGTGGTTCAAAGGCTAAGCAATCCATACCACTAGCTATAATAGCTTGTGCCATTACGCCAAAGTTAGCTCCAATATCTAAATTAAGTCCGCCACCCACACGAGCTAGGTCAATAATCTTCTCAGTTTCGTCAGGATTATACTCGCCATAGTTATGTAGTGATCGTCCTACATACTCGTCTTTACCATAGTACCAAACGGTACCCCATCTTCCTTCTACGCTACGCATAACATATCCTGTTCTATTATATTTATCTGCTCTATAATGGCAGACTTTTCTTTATCAGCTATGAACTTAATTAAAGCAGCTTCTACATTATCAAACGTCTTTTCCCATGACCCTGGATTCTCAAAGATTCTGATTGAAGAGTACCAAGCACATTTACTAACTCCATTACCCCAGCGGAAGTCAGTCTCTCTAGAAGGTTGCATTAGCCAGCCTTCCACGCCTAGAGAGCCACACATATGCATTACTGAGGTATCTACTCCAAGTACGAGATCGAGTCCACAGATTGCCGATGCCGTATCTGTCCAAGTTTTAATGTTAAGCGAAGTAACATATTTAGTGCTAGAAAACCCAGGACTAAGGGAAAAGAGATTAACATGCTTAGCAAGACGGCTAAAACGCCCAATATTAATACTACGATTAGCATCGTTAAGGTGAGTAGGGTTACCAGACCAAACAATACCGACATTAAGCTTCTTTTTATCAACGATTTTACCATTAAATTTCTCCGGGCCAAAAGCCTCATATTTACCACGTAACCAGTCTCCTGCAATAGGCACTCCACCATTTATAACTTTTGCTAAAGAACACATTGGGTATGCTACTAGAGCAGACGATTCAATATCAATAGCATCGCGCACAGGATAAAATCCAGCACGAGTAAACATATCAGATAGTATCTCAGGGCACTGTACATACACCTTTGAGAACATACCTGCTAGAACGCCTAAATATCGCCCCCACATGAATGAGTCTCCAAGTCCTTGTTCTACTAGAACAACTATATCTCCACCCATAGAAGTAGTATCCCAATACATTAAGTCAGGGCGGTTATTCTTTACCTTAACAGGAGGATTTTTTAAGAATCTAGCATCATAAGCTTCCCACCCACGTTCCCAGTACTTAGAATCAAATCCAGAAGACGCACGCCTTAAAGTTGCAGTAGAGTAGTTCCACCAAGCTTCCCAAGCTTTATCGTTTAGCTTAATAGCTCTGAGAAGAGTTTTGCAGGCTAATAAATCATCTCCTAGAGCATAATACTCTAGGCCTAGGTTATTAAGAGCATGTATCATAGCAGAAGTATCTTTAGCATCTAAGCAAGGTATCTCATCGGAAACTGCACTTAAATAGCTAGGGAGAATCTGTGCATGCATTCCAAGTCCACGGTAGCAGTTACCTATATTTATGTAAGCTTCCTTAAACTCGCACTGGCGAAGTACTTTTCTAAGAATAGGTAGAGCTTTTTTAAAGTTACCTTTTATTACTAATTCTGTTGCCCTATTATATTCTAGGATTATATCACGATCTACATGTATCATTTTTGTGTATTTAAAAGTTGTGTCATTAGACTACCATACTTTGTTGGTGGTCCCCCTAAGTCGTTCATTTGTACATTAATTTGATTCTTAATTTTACCAGTATTAGCTGATCGAGCTTTCTCTAGGGCGATCTCACGATCAAGCACCTCCATTGACATTTTATGTGAAAGTGCGATAAGCTCGGCAATATCTTTACTTGACCCTACTTCAGCTTCGTCCATTTCTTCCAACTTCTTCTGAATCACCACATCTAGGACAGACCTTATACGGAAGCGGTTATTAAATCCTACATCTCTAAAGATACTATCTATATAAGAACGGATTTCACGTCTATCTAAAATTTCGGATATTTGGTCAGTGGGAATGCCTAGTTTTGAAGCTGTAAGACGCATGTCCTGTGTCTCAAGGTAGCAATTTGCGACTTCAAGATTCTCAGGTGATATGCTTAAAGCTTGGGCAGGTGAGTGGATTGGAGCTAGCTGGTTCATATTGCCTTCTATATAAATCTTTAGTAATTATATATTATAACACTTTAGGGAACTTAAGTCAAGTTTAAAAATTTTGTTGCTATCTTTTAAGTTATTTCTTGTTCTTCTGGTTAATCAACTAGCTATACTTATAACACCTAATTGCTTTTTTGGAGGTTAAGCAACTCGCTATACTTATAACACTTTGGGGTATATGAATTTTATACCTTTTGCTATACTTATAACACCTAATTGCTTTTTTGGAGGTTAAGCAACTCGCTATACTTATAACACTTTGGGGTATATGAATTTTATACCTTTTGCTATACTTATAACACCTAATTACTTTTATGGCATTTTCTAATATAATTTTTCTGAGAGGGGGCCTATGTGTGTTAGTAAATTGATAAGTCTCACAACCGCCCTATAAGGGTAGTCTCTTATTATAGCATGTGAAACTCCGCCGCGTCAACTACAGTTTTATTATATATTTTACGCTATATATTACATTTCTATATGAGACAACCTATACTATCAGGTATATAATTACTACATCTAATTAATAAACAGAAAGAAACAAGATGATTAAATATATTAAGCCAATCTCCTTGGTACGTACTTCTAGCGTATATACTAATATTAATAATATTAAAGATGTTAACACTCGTCATCGTTTGTTATCGG